AGGACTGTGTTGTCCTAGGTAATGTTTATTACAGGCGCTAACCTGTAATAAGCCGGGCAGTGCCCGCCCAGAAACCCCACTTTTGGTACGCCCCTATGGCCACCACCGTTCTGTCCGGCACGTCCGGCGCTCTCTACTACAAGCCCGCTGGCACCACCGGAACGTTCGGTGAAGCTGGCGTCAATACCGGCACCGACGTCATCACGGTCGAGACCTACCTGAACTTTAAAGCTGGCGATCCCGTCAAGTTCAGCGTGGTGAACAGCCAAACTGGCGGTTCCGGTTCCGGCACTTTGCCTGCGGGTATTACCGCCGGTACCACCTATTACGTGCTCAGCTATACCGCTGCCACTGGTGCGCTGACTGTTTCTGACACCTTGGGTGGCACCATCCTCGCCATTACCGACGACGGCACCGCTGCTGCCCCCAACGAGTTCCAGGTCGCTTATGCCGACTTCGCCGTCGTGGGCCAAGTCCGCGACTGGAGCTTCGAAATCAGCCGCGCCGAGATTGACGTCACCACGATCGGTCAAACCCCCGGCCAATACGTGCCTTTCCGCAGCTACATCAGCGGCTTCGGCGACGGCTCCGGCACCGCCACCGTCTACATGACCAACGAAGATGCCGCCCTTTCCAACCGCATGGTTGAGGACGTGCTGCAGCGCCAGCAAAACGGCGCCGCCTTCAAGCTCTACACCGACCGTGTGTACAGCGGCGGCACCTTGAGCGAGACCCTCAGCCGCTCGATCAGCTTCGACGCCGTGCTGACCTCGGCCAGCCTGAACATCAACCCGGACGACGCCCAATCGGTGACCGTCAACTTCCGTCCCGCCGGTAGCCCCACCTTCGACTTCAGCAAATCCTGATAGTCTGCAACGGGAACGAAAGCGCGACCCCGGCCTCACCGCCGGGGTTTTTTATTTCTAATCCGCTACAGTAGTGCCATACCCAAGTCCCTGGTATGCCAGTTCCTGTCCGCGCCATTGACCGCCTCCGCAAGGCCGCCAACCTGGAGCCCGTCAAAAAGACCGTCGATCTGTCCGACGGCAGCACCTTCGAGATGTGGGTGACTCCGCTGACGATGGCTGAGCGCGAGCGTGCCCAAAAGCAAGCCAAATCTGACGACGCCAACGCCTTCGCCCTCCAACTGCTGATTACCAAGGCGCTTGATGACTCTGGCGCCAAACTCTTCAGCCCCGGCGAAGTTGACGTCCTCAAAAACGAAGTCAAAGACAAGGACCTCCAAGCCTTGATGCTGGCAATCCTGACGGACGACGCCGAGCCCATCGACCCCAAGAACTAGCCAAGGAGCTTCGCCAGGACAACTGGCTCATGCTCCAGTTCGGCGTCGCAAAGGAGTTGGGCTTGAGTCTCCACCAAGTCCGCACCACAATGACCGCCGAAGAACTCCTTGGCTGGAGCGCCTACTTCCAGATCCTGAACGAGGACCAGCAAAAGGAACTCGACAAGGCCAAACGCCGCCGCTAACCCCGGCGGCTTTTTACGGCGTAAACTGAAGTACCAGAGTGTGACGCAGCGCCGTGGCCTACAGAGCCGACATCGAAATTGCGGTTCGCGGCGCACAAGAACTCAAGCGCCTACAAAATGAAATACGAATTGCTGCTGATGCAGTTGACTCTTTAAACTCTAGTTTTGCCGGTGTAGCTAACACAATACCGCGCAGCATAAATAATTTAAACAGAGTTGTATCTGAAGCAGCGGCGAGTTTTAACAAAGCAGTTTTAGGTACTGAAGAAGCCTCGGCAGCAGCTCTCGCATACGTAAAAGCTACAAACCAATTAAACGACGGATTAAGGGAGCGGTTGCGGCTTATTCGTAATATTGAAGCCGCTGAGACAGCAGCGCAACGAAGAATTGTACCAACGAGTAATGCGGGGTACGGACAGCAAACACCCGCTCTTCCGCCAGTTATGGTGCGAGCAAAAGAAATACAGCAAAGCTGGGGTACTTTCTTTAGAGAAGCTGCTGAAGTAGGTAGTGATTTAAAAACCACAGCAGCCGCAAAAGCTATAAATCTCAAACAGAGCTGGAACACATTCTTTACAGAAGCTGCAGAACTAGGTAGTGACTTAAAAACTACAGCAGCTGCAAAAGCTATAAACCTCAAACAGAGCTGGAACACATTCTTTACAGAAGCTGCAGAACTAGGTAGTGACTTAAAAACTACAGCAGCTGCAAAAGCTATAAACCTCAAACAGAGCTGGAACACATTCTTTACAGAAGCGCAAAAAGTTTCTGTAGATTTGTATCAGCTGGCTCAAAGTACGGCAGCTGCAATACGCAGTAGAGAAGGCGCCGCTAGTGCTGCTGCGCGAGCACGCTTAGCCGCTGGAGTAGCTCGTCCACGTATAGGGGGCGGAACTTTTCCAACAGATGGGCCGGCGCAGCTACTCGGAGGCAGAACCCAGTCAATGCTGCCCGGTGCTCAAGCAGCCCGCAGAACATCACTGCTTGGAGGGATTGGAGGGCGTGTTCCCTCAGCATTAAGTAGCGGGATTATCGGCGGAGGCTTTCCATTACTATTTGGTCAAGGAGCTGGAGCAGCAGCCGGTGGTGCTTTAGGTGGTGTTGCTGGTGGTTTGCTTGGCGGGGGTTTTGGGTTTGCGCTGTCCATTGCTGGGACAGCAATAGGAGACTTACTATCAAAAGGTAAAGCTATAAAACAATTAGGCCAAGATCTTGGTTTTTCCGCTCAACAAGCTCAGACTCTTGCCACCGCTTTCAAAACTGCAAATACTGACGTTGAAAAGTTTACAGCAGTCGTTCAAAACATACGCGGTCTCGGGCTAGAACTCCAAGATCAAGCAGAACTAATCAAACTAACTACCGCCCTTACCGAAAAGTATGGTGGTCAGTTTGACAAAGTAGGTAACGCTATAACCTCTGCCCTGGAATCCGGCAAGGTAAGCCAAGCAACACTTAATCAGCTCACCAGTCAAGGCATAAATGTCCAGCAGGCTCTTGCCGACAAACTAGGTGTCTCCAGAGATGCATTACTGGAGATGGCCAAGAAAGGCAAGATCAGTATTCAGGATCTTGTTGATGTATTGGTGGACATGGGAAATAAGGGTGTTGCAGCAACTAAAAAGCCCGCCTCCGGCATGGAGCAGCTAGCAAAAGCCGCTGCCGGCCTTGGTTCTGCCCTAGGCGCTTTGGGCGGCGCCATCATGAAAGCCTTGGCACCCCCTCTCAACTGGCTCGCTAAACAGTTGGCTTTCATAATCAATTTGGGGGCCCAAGGAATAGCGGCTATGGCCAACTTGCTGAGTGGCGGCACCGCAGCTACAGCCGCCGCTAACGCACGAGCTAGGCAACGTTTGGCCGCAGAAGGAGGTCCTTCTGCTGGCAGTCGTTACGTACCAGCAAAGTATCAGCAACGTCTGAGTCAGCTGGAGAGAGAAGAACAGGCAAAAGCAGCTAGCGCCGCTGCCAAGGTAAAACCGATAGACGTTTCTCCTTTAGGTCAAGCAGCCCCCTCTGGAGGGGGTCGGGGACGTAAGCCCAAGGATCTTACTGAGCAGCGCCAGCAACAATTAGAAGCCGCAGCCCGCATGGCAGTAGAAACGGAATTTGAACTGCGGGCACAAGTCGCTATTACCGACCAAGAAAAACTACAAAACGATTACGACAAAGCCCGCCTGGAGCGGATGACCAAGTACGAAACACTCTACAAAAAAGCCCTCAGCAACGCAGAAATCGAATACCTGCTAACTGCTCAACGTAGCGAAACCCTCAAAGCCACAATCGCTTACGAGCAAGAAAAAGCGGTACTTCTCAAAAAAGAAGTTGAAGATATGTACCGCTTACTCGATGTAGCGCAATTACTAGACGAAGTAACCCAACGCCGCCTGGGACGTGCTTTTGGCATGGAAGGCGGCGCTTTCCGCACAGACATTAACTTAGATCCCAACAACAAAGGCATTAAACAGCTTGATATATACAACGGCGAACTGCAAATACTGCAAGACCGTTTGATGCTGGCTAAAAACGGCGCAGAAGCTATCGGCGACGCGTTTAGCAATTCGTTCCAGGGCATCGTTAACGGCACCCAAACAACACAAGAAGCCCTTCAGCAATTCTTCCAGCAAGTGGGGCAGGCATTTAATGCAATGGCCGCCGAAATAATCGCAAAAATGATAACTATGTATGTCTTTAAATCCGTCCTCGGCATTTTCGGTGGGGGTGGCGGCAGTTTGTTCAGCGGTGCAGGCCCCGTTTCCGGGGCACAAGCCTTTAGCACCGCCGGACCTGCTTTTAACCCTGCCGCTTTCGGCGGCACATCCTTTTTTGCCGAAGGCGGTTTTGTTACCGGCCCCACCCGCGCCGTCGTAGGCGAAGGCGGCGAACCCGAGTACGTCATCCCTGCCAGCAAGATGCGTGGCGCCATGAGTCGTTATGCGGCTGGTGCCCGTGGCGCGTCTGTCATCCCCGGAGCAGGCAGCGACGGCAGTTACGGCGGAGGAGGTGGCGGCACCATCGACGTGCGCTATACCGTGGAACGCATCAACCAAGTCGATTACGTTACGGCAGACCAATTCCAAGCCGGTATGCGTGAAGCTGCCGCCCAAGGCGCGGCCCAAGGCGAACAACGCACACTCCGCCGCCTGCAAAGCTCCACCGGCACCCGCAAACGCCTCGGAATCTGATGGAACTCGCAATCGGCAATTTCGTTACGTTCAGCGAAGGCACCACTGTCCGCCAGCGGTTCCAGAACTTTTTTATCAGCGAAACAATCACTTACTCGGGCTCGCAGTACGGATTTTTGCCGTTCGGCTTCTCGGGCGTCACAATCAACCGCACGGGCGACAACACCGAGGCCAGCCTGCTGCTACCCAACAACACGCTTAGCCGTAACTGGGCAGTTGAAGCCCTTGAAAAACGCTGGCTGGCACACGTAATCGTGATGCTGCTAAATCCCGACGACCGCACCAGCTTCAGTCAGCTCCACCAGTATTACGGTCTGGTCGCAAGCGGCTCTTGGAGAGAAGCCGAGCTAACCCTCAGCCTGAACACGGTGTTGGACGCGGTTGGCGCCGAGTTCCCGATGCGCCGCCTTACTCAAAAGCTGATCGGCAACATCCCCGCAACCAGTGGCATCAGATTGCAGTGATCTAATCGGGCGCCCGTACCGCCTTGGCGCGGATGGTAGCGGCGACGAAATCGACTGCATCCATTTGGTTTACACAGTGCTGGCACGCCTTGACATTGCCACCCCCCCGTTTAACCCCGACTGGTACACCGCCTCTAAGCGTCTTGTTGTCCGAGACCTGTTGGGTTGGGGTCGTCGTATTGCCCGACCCGAGTACGATGGGGACATCTTGCTGCTCCGCGAGAGTAACTGGGCATTTGCGGTGACATGGCAGACCGGGATCCTGTACATCAACAGCTACCTGGGAAAAGTCGCTTGGGCACCGCCGCACGTCTTTATCAGCCCAATCTGCTTCCGTATGAAAAGCAGCTCCTGGAATTAACCGGCCTCACCGAAGACGAGTACAGATTTTTTGTAGCTGAAGCCTACAAGCGTTCAAAAATACGCCCCGCCGAATACGACCTCGTTCCAGACGTACAAAACGGCCCAGTCCTCGTATCAGCCCTAATCAGTCTTGCCCTTGGGGCAGTTACAACGGCTGTCTCTTATTTTTTAACACCTAAACCTCGGGCGCCCCAAGATCAACAACAAGGTACAACACAGTTAAGTCTCGCCAGCCTTATCGGCGGCCAGCGTTTTACGCCTACTTTCGGCTTTGATAGTCAGGCCGAATTAGCCAGCTACGGCGACCCAATCCCCATCGTCTTTGGCCGTTGGACTGGAACAACCGGCGGAATTTTGATTACACCCAAGCTGGTGTGGTCGCGCATGTTCAGCTACGGGCGCCAGCAAGGCGTCAAATTGTTGTTTGTTGTAGGCGAGCAAGGCGTAACTGAAGGCGTCCGCCCCGACGGCATCGAACCCCCAGCATTGCAGGGCATTTTCATCGGCAACGGCGCCCTCGACACCATCTACAACGAGACCTTCGCCTTCTACTGGAAGCGCGATCTCAATAATCTGATCAACCGCCGCATCCAAGCATCGGATCTGCTGTATGGCACCCGTGGAACCCTTGCATCTGGCGATCCCGAAAACCACGGCGACGTATTTAGCTGCCCGACCCGCGCACAGGCAAACGACGACGCATTTTCTGCCGCCCACGGCTTAAGCAACAACGCCGACTTTGGCTGCTACTCCCCAATCCCCAACGGCAGCCACTACCGCGTCAACTGGCGCGTTGTTAGCATCCCGCACCTACTCAATCAGCGCGACGATCCAGGCGACAACCTGACCTACGAGCGCGTCAAGATTGCCGGCGACGCCAACGGCACAGGTTATGTAAACGGCGTTGATGACGGTGGAACATTCCGCGATCTACGCGGCCTTGGCATGGAGGGCACTGGCCGCAACTACAGCCGCCGCATGGGCATCACAAGCCTGAAAAAAGTAGGTGTAGCCACCCCGATCACCATCTCAAACGCCACTGGCGTATCAACTCAAAGTGTTGGTGTTGGCGACGAAATTACTTTTACGATTGCCCATAACATGATCCGCAGTGATTATTACAAGGGCACAGACCGTGAAGTCAGCGTAGACGACATCAACGACGCAACAGCCGAAATGCGTATTGCTGCAGACGACGAACTGCAGATCGGCGAAATGTTCATGATCGGTCGTACCACATGGCAAGTAACCGCCAGAAGCCTTGCACTCTGGGACCGCGACATCGCACAAGATCAGTTGATCACGCTTAAGTGCATCGACTCTGGTACAACCGCCAACAACATCATTGGCATGGTGTCCGACTACATGCTGCGCTCAGACTATATCAACGACAACAACACCCCTATCCAGTACAACGCCGGTTCAGCATTTTTCCCGCTGATGCGTGTGTCTGAGGCCAAGATTCGCAACACCCGCCCGTGTGATGTAACCGAGTTCGGCATCCGCAGCAATGTGTACCAGCGTCTCAACAACATCTGCAACTTCAAGAACGTACCCAGCCCGCAGCAACTCCGCAACCTCGACGAAAAGCGCGTCCAAGTATCAACTGGCACGATCAACGCTTACATCAAACGCGCATCACTTTTCACCATCTTTATCCGCCCCGCCGGCCTCAATCCTGCTGGTGCTGCCTACACATGGGAACCGATTGGTGAGCAGTTCTGCGTCATCGGCAACCAACCCATCGAACAGTACAACTTCATTCGCGTAACCCACCCAGACAAGCGCCAGTACGAGTACAAATTTATCCCTAAAAACGGCGCAGACATCGGCTACAACTCTCCCGATACTGCCGAGTTCTGGTACTTGTACAACGGCGGTTCACTCGACAGCACTTCCCAACGCCAAATTCTGTCCGCCAACTACACCACGGCATACGGTGTTTTCAAGTTGCAGGCAGTCGGCAGCAAAGTCACCAAGCTCGATATTCAGCACAACGACGAGTTCCGCAACGAACCCACGTTCTTGGATCGTACCGTCGTCAACGACCGCCCCACCAGTGTCGGCCTGCTTACGTTCCTGCCGGAATTTGACGACAGCCTCGTCAGCCTTGGCGCCACAGAATTTGCGAGCTGGTACACCGACCCAGTTTTTGAATACACCTCAGGCCGCAACGGCGCATTTACATGGGAACTGGCCACAGCCATGGGCGTCGGCTCGGCTGATAACTATCCCGGAAACGACGGCACCACAGTTGTCCGCGACTACACCTGGAACATCAGCGGCAACCGTTCATACAAGGTGCGCTACACCCTCCGTAAAACCGCAAGCATCGGTTACGGCCAGCAATTTACTTGGGTCGTTGAAAACGAAACCATTATTGAAAGCTCCAAAAACTGGACGCAACTTAGCGAATTTACGATCTCCTTTCCTGTCAGCGCCAGCAACCCATACCGCCAGCCTGATCAATCGCCGGCTTTTATCACCATCGGTCAACGCCGCCGCGTCACCAGCGTCATCAACTCCACGGCAACCCAAGGCCGTAGCCAAGCCTTTTACGAAGAACTGCTGGGACCAGCCCGCAACTACGCCACCAGCACGCAACGCTCCGCTTTTATCGACTTCACTGTCGGCAGCAAATACATCCGCCTGAATTTCAGCAGCACTGTTTACGAAGATCCCGCCCACTGGAGCGGCGTTACCAAGCTCTGGACAGCACCCATCATCACAATCAGCAGCGACACTAGTAAGGTTTCCGATAACTGGTCCGTTGGTGATCTATTCACACAAACGTATTTTGTTGGCACGTCTAACCCCTTCCGTCAGCCCGGATCACAGGTTGGCGCAGAGTTCGTTATTGAATCACGCGGCCAAACATACACGCAGCAGTACACATATGCCGGCAGATCATTTGAAAGCCAGAGTCAGTACGCGGATGTCAGTTTTTACGGCAACCTTGTCGAAAAGTCCAACGCCAACGGACCCGAGCACGTCATTACCTACGTCAACGAAATAGTCGCCAACGACCAAGACCCCCAGTACAGCTACATGACAACAGCGGGCTTGGCGCTCAAAGCGTCCCGCAACTTTACATCACTGGATCAGATTCGCTTTTGGATCAAAAACGGCATTCCCGTAAAGCGATTCCACCCCAGCGAATCCTCCGAAATTAAACCCAGCAACCTGTTCTGCGA